CACACTATAAAACAATTCAGCAACCTTGATTTTCATTGCGACCTCCTAGTCACTAGTATATGGAGATTATTCGGGTCAGTCAAGCAGCGACTTGGCCTATCGTTGCCAGAAGTCTTCCCAGGGAAAAACGACCCATTGTGGATCATCCAGCTTGTTCACGGTCATGGCCTGATAATCCACGCCCCGAAATTCGCTGGTGGTGTTATCGACCAGCACTGCGAACTTGACATTACGATTCCACACTGTGTTCCAAACGTCAACTTCGTTGGGTAAACAGCTGGATTGCCAGTCCTGGATCAGCCACTTGAGGGTGGCGCCGCTGTCGTTGATGTCGTCCACTACCAGTATTTTTTTACGATGGCTTGGATCCCAGCGACTGCCCAGTGTCTCTTGTTCTCGTTCGCACACATAGCCAAAGGCTTCTTCGCTCATCCAGAGATTGCTTTCGCTATCATCGTTGCCATCACGCAGACTGATCTTGAGTGCATACATGGGGATGCCTAGATATTGACTGATCAGCACAGCGGGAGTGAGCCCACCGCGTGTGAGTCCTACCACGTAATCCGGTTGCCACTGATCCTGTTGCATCTGCCTCAGGATGTCTTGGGTGAAACATTCGATGTGACGCCAATTCAAGAGTGTTTGTTTCATGCTAATTTCTCCACGGTTGCTTTGCCAAAATTTCTACGTCTTGCGAAATAAAATAGTTCCAGGAAACGTGCGAAGCTCATGCCTTTGTCTTCGGGGAAATCCAATACATATTGCACCGGAGCCGGGATGAGTGCTTGATCAGTGGTAATATATTCCCAGATGTTGTGATTCAACTCTAGGGTATTGGGATAGGTGCCGATCTCACCGTAGGCGATGAGATATCGCCGTTGCAGTGCCATCACATCGGCCAGTAATCCGGGTTTGAGACGATATCTTTGTAGGAATTTCTCCAGCAGCTGGAACATGCGATCATACTGCTGTTCTATATGCATGTTTAGCGTGGTGCGATGTATGAGATTCCAACCATGTATCTCGATCCCACCAATACGGGGATGCCGGATCTGGCCCTGGGTCATCCAGTTGGTGTAGTATTGTCTTATCTCTTGCTGTTCCTGCACCAGCCAGGGGTCTGACTGTAAAAATTGCCAGAGCTGGTCATAGAATTCACTGTAATCCACACCCAGATAGCGATTTACAAACCTACTGGCCACGGTGCTGATACCATTGACATGCCAGGTATTGATATACCAACTGAATACTTCGGCATCTAGCATCTGTTCAAAGGGTAGATCTCGTGTGCTGATCACGATGTCGATACCCTCAGTCACATGCTCGTTACTGTAGCTGCCGGAAAAGTAATCTGTGACCGTTTGAGCTGTGATATCATATTCAGACTTTTGCGTGAGATTCATTTCGGCGTTTTCCAACAGCTGAGCCTGGAACACAGTGAGTCCGGTGTGGTTGCCCATGCGGAACAAGCGCCAGAAATTGTCCTTCCAACTGGCCAGACTTTCCCCGGGTAACCCCAGGATCAGTTCGGTGTAGGTGGGTATGTTGCGCTGTTCGCATAGTTCAAACACCTCCTCCAAACGACTCATTTCCATGTTGCGTCTGCGTATATTCTCCAGCACACCTTCATCCAAGCTCTGGACGCTGAGTGTCAGCCCTTGATTGAAGCCCGGGGCTGCCAGCAGCTTCTTGACAATGTCTACCACTTCGCGTTTTTGATTCTTGGCCCAGGCCACGGAGAATGTCTTGGGGTAGCCATACCGCTGTTGTATTTCGATGATTTTGTCGGCTATGAGATTGTCACGCTCGGCAAACATACCAAAGTTGGCATCGGTGATGGATATAAATCCGCAGCGATTTTGGGCCATCCATTCCAACTCATCAAACACACGCTGTAAATCAAACTGCTTGACTTTGTTATAGGTCAAACTACCCCAGTCGCAAAAGGTGCATTGGAACGGGCACCCTCGATTGGTTTCCAGGGTGCCATTCCACTCCACATCAGGGTTGTCGGCCATGATACGATCAAACAACCCGCTGAGATAGGGACTAGGCACTTGATCTAATTTTTCTATGCGTTGGGCCCGGCCGGTGCTGACAGCCACTCCATTTTGATTCACCAACAGACCCGGGATGTCAAGCCAATTGCGCTGTTCGAATGCTCGCAAAACACGCTGAAAAGTTATCTCGCCTTCAAAACACACCACCAGATCCATGTAGGGTTCCCGGACGAATATGTCGGGATCCGTGATGGCCGGTTCCGGCCCGCCAAATACGATCAAGCACCGTGGATTGATTTCTCGTAGCCGGCGTGCCAGAGCGTAGTTGTATTGATGGTTCCAGACATAGGTACTGAATGCCACCACATCATTTTGTGCCAGGCACTGAGCCACGGATTCCACAGCATCCCGGCGCCATACCATGTGGGTGCATTCAAAATTCTCTCGTACCCAGGGATCGGTACAGGCGTAACTCCAGATCACACCGGCTGAGTAGGGTAGATAAAAGGCGTTGAACTCGCGAGGGCCTTGCTGGAAGTTGGGCTGTACCCATGCGATACGATAGGTCATTTGACGACAGGTGTGAGTGCAGTACCAGTGGTGGCAAAATGCTGTTGCATCTGTTGGCTAGTAGAAAACTGAACCATTTGATGATTGATATCGTTTTGCTTGAGACGTTCCCAGGGATCCTGCCGACCTTGCCAGATGTTGTCCCAGAAAGTCATATCGTATCCCTGCTCGCGTAGATATTGAGCCATGCGAGCAGCGTCGCGATGTCTGATTTCAGTCTGCTCTCGACTGTGAAAATCTCGAGGATCGTCTAGCTTGCCCTCCAGCATGTGCCGATTGCGATAGGTATCATCGAGGTTGTTGCCAGTGAGATCGTAGCGATCATGCTCGACCCAGACTGGTATGCGTTCTAGTATATTCAGCATATAGGCCTGTTGGCTCAACCAACCATCTTGTGTGGGGTGTGGACTGATATAGCCAAACATATCAAACCACTTGCGTGGCAGTATGGGAAAAATACTATAGGGATGATCCTGGTGTGTGCGGAATGCCAACAGTCGGAACTGGTCCTGCCAGCGTAGGATCTCCTGATCCCAGCCCTGTGTCTGCATCACAGCGTCATCGTTCCAGATCACAAACCAACTGCCACGCGCATGCTGGGCCATTTTGTTGTTGTAGAGATGCAGATTGGTATAGCCCATGGGTTCAAATTTCAGAGCTCGATATTGATGCCCCTGCTGATCCAGCCAGGGTTGCAGGTGTTCTTGCCAATGCGCGAGACCCACTTGGTCATCACGATCAAACGCAAACAACATCTCGATCTGCGAGGGCTGATCAGCCAGCTCAAACACGCTGCGCACACTGCGAGTGAGCGCAGCGGTACGACCGCGTGTGGCCAGCAGTAGACTTATGTTAATATCAGTCAAGGAATTCACCATCTGATCTGTGGCCCACGCGCATGGCCATGTTCGAATCAGTTTCGCGCACTTCTACACGACAGCACCAGATACGCTGGGCTTCTTCTGCACCATACTGGGGCAGGAAAATGGTATTGATGTATTCGTACAGGAACGCAGCCAAGCCTTCGCAGCCGGTCTTTTCAACTTCGGTGATCTTGGCCAGACCCAGCTGACCCAGGCGCAGTAATTCCTCGCGCTGGGGGTCGTCTTGGGCCACCAGCAGGGTATGATCAAACCATTCTTCTAATTTATCTTTGAGAGGTTTGAGACCACCAAAATCCATGCACCAGTTTCTAGCATCCAGGGTATCACATTCAAACTCAAAGTGGAAGCTGAGTGCGTATCCATGTATGAGACGGCAGTGACTATCGGCGCGCCATTGACGGTAGGCTACTGGTCCGATTTGTCTGTAGGTTTTGGTACTTATATATTTGGCCATATTAATCTCCCTTAGATGCTTCATAAGCGAGATAGGCTTCATATTCTCGTCGCATTGCCGATTCAACCTCAGCATCTGCATCAATGTTGTGCTGTTGTTTCAATGCTTCGCTCACACCTGTATCAATTACTACAGTATTTAGAGAACGCCATTCTTCGTAAGTTAGTTTTTGTGCCATGTTATTTCTCCTATGTTAGATTATAGCATGGCGGCAGAATTTGTAAAGCGGGATGACGCCGAGACCGCTGGGTACTTATTTTTCTTGCTGCACCGGTGAGCATTTGAGATTTCGGTCACAGGTTTCAAAACTACCATTCTGTGTATTCATGCGCACGATGTGATTCTCATAGACCGTAAAAGTGTATTTGGCGTTGTCCACTGCGGGCATGGTCACCTGGTAACCCAGAAGGGCGGTCATTAGTGCAGTTAGTAATAACATTGTTACTCCTTGATTTGGTTATCTTTGTATATATCTGACCAAATCCGGAGCTTGTCAATTTTGCGCTGTTTGGCTTCTGTGAGCCGGGCAGTGTCCAATATGTTTTCGTCGATCAGGAGGTCGATCATGGCCAGGAGGTCACCCACTTCTTCGTTGAGTTTCTCCGTGTTGGTGATGCCGCGATGGCTGCTGACGTGCTCGTGTCCCAGTCCAAAGCGATGTATCTTGCTTATGACCTGGATGACTTCGGCACATTCTTCCTGAGCGATGGTCAGTATTTCTTGCTGTCTCGGTGATGTCATCTTGGGGCAAATTCCTGTTGGAGTTTGATATTCTTATTATATAGATTCAATGAAAAAAATCAATCATCTAAACATCGATCCAACTAAAACCTGGAGAGACAATGGTTTTGGGTATCTTTAGTAGACGCCTTTGCTGCCAGATGACTGTTGTAGTTTGATATTATCCATAAACTCTTTCTTTGTTCCGGGATCTGTCTTAAACACACCTCGAAGCACAGTAGTCTGAGTCAGACTTGATGTAGCCATTATGCCCCTATTGGTGCAACAGCCATGTTCCGCCCCGATATGAACTGCTACATTCTCACTGCCAGTAGCATTAGCTATTTCTCTCGCGATATCATTGCACAGCTCTTCCTGCAGGGTACCACGTCGAGCGCACCACTGCGCGATGCGAGTGTACTTGCTGAGTCCGATCAGCTTATTGGCAGCGATGATACCGATATAGGCCACGCCTGATACCGGCTGATGGTGATGACTACACATGCTGCGTATTTCGCTACGTACCACCAGCATGCCTTCATAGCGTGAGTCACTGTCATTGGGAAAGGCTGTACAGTCGGGTGCAGGGTCGTAGCGCCCACTCATGATCTCGTTGAAATACATCTTGGCCAAGCGCCGAGCTGTGCCCCGGCTGTTGGGGTCATTATCTCGATCGATCACCAGGCTATCTAAAACCTGTTCAAACGCCCAGGTAGCTTCTTCAATCAAGCGATCTTTATCACCGGGCTCCAGGCAGGCGCTGATGTTGTCACCCGCCCAAAATCTACCATTGGTCTGTTTGATACGACTGCGTATAATATCACTTATGCGCGATTGTTCCATAGACAAATTGGGTTGAATAGTATCAGGCATCTGGGAAACATTTGATGTCTCGGTGTGGTTAGGATCTCGTGGCAAAAAGTCATCACGAAATTCGGGGCCAGGCGGTGAACTCCAGACTGGTTGGAAATTTTTGTTCATAACTACCTCCATGAGCTATTATAAAACTTATTTAGGTCGTAGTCGATATATTTGACAATATCATGCGCGATTGTACCAGGCCCAGGCATGCTGTATCATATCATCTAGATTGTACCGCGTACGCCAGCCTGATTCGCGACTGAATCGATCTGCGCTGGCAGTGAGTTCGGCAGGATCACCAGGTCTCGCATCTCCCATGATCACGTCCGGCTGCTGCCGAGTGACTCGATACACCGCTTCCACGATCTGTCGCACACTGTGACCCTGACCAGTACCCAGATTGTAGGCACCCACACCCACGTTGGGGTTTAGAGCCAGCGCGTGTGCATGGGCAATGTCGTCTACGTGTACATAATCCCGTATACAGGTACCATCAAACGTGGGATATTGTTCGCCATAGATGGTGAAAGGCACATGGTCCCGAACACTTTCCAGAACACGAGCAATCACATGTGTAGCACCCTGCTCCTGACCATGTCTGGCCTGGGGATCGGCACCGCAGGCATTGAAATATCTAAAGCTCACATAGTCTAAATGATAGGCTCGAGCATAGCTGGCCAGCATCCATTCTATCATGGCCTTGCTTTCACCATAGGGCGATATGGGCACGATAGGATCCACTTCATGACAGGGAGTCATGACCGGTGTTCCATACACACTGGCCGAGCTACTGAATACCACTCGGGTGCGCGGCGAATGTTCCAGAACCCAGTCTACCAATTCCTTGGAGACATGGTAATTGTTTTCGTAGTATTCACGAGGATTGGTGATACTGGGTCCTACCAGACTGGTGCCTGCGCAATGTATCACAGCATCGGGTCGACAATCACGTATGAGATTACGCGCATGAAATAGAGTGCAACTGCCGATAAAGAAATCCGATGCTGCATCGCTTATGACCTTGCTGGGTTCTCGGCGATCAATACCTATCACATCATGCCCTAGATCGCGCAGATGCAGCAGGGTTTGACCCCCGATATAGCCCGAGGCTCCGGTAACTATCACAGTCATTGATGATCTCCGGTATTGAGCGAGTATTTGGCCTGTGCCACCTGATCGCGATAGCGATTGTTCCCGCGATACCAAGTGGTGGCACCACAGTCCATCCCACCTTCGGAGCAGGTTCCGGCCGTTTCCATAATGGTAACGATGCGATCTATGGTACCATTGGTCCAGTCAGAAATCAATCCCTGATTGTCATGCGGACGAATCAACAGTCGATCAAGTTTGCGAACAGCATCATCATGGCTCCAAGGTATATACATGCGATCGGCGTCATTGGCAAATGTCTCGGGAAAACTACGATATGCTGGATACAACACATTGGCGCCCAAGGCATCGGCTTCACTCACAGTGTTGGACACCCAATCTTGGAGAGCGCAATTGAACAGCACCCGTGTTTCATTCAGCAGATGATAGTACTGATTCTTAGTGAGATTTTCGTAGATGCGTAGTTTGCCCTGTTCGGCCAAATCACGGGCCCGGCGCACATAGCTGGGATTATTGCTGCGTAGAGCGCCACCTTGATAGATGGCAAATTCCACCGGTGCCAGTGAGTTCGAATGATAGTTTTCAACCAGGTCCATAAAGAATCCCGGCTGCTTTTCTTGATCCCAACGTGCAGCAAACCCCACGCGCATGGGACGTTGTGCAAATGGTCGTATGTTACCGCGTCCACCCACTCGCTCTATGACTTCTTCCTTGCCAAACGCCAGACCCGAAACGTTGTAGATTGGGGCGCTCCAGCCCGCGATACGCATATGAGCCACCATTTCTTCTGAAGTGGCCAATACTCCAGTCACGAACTCATTGCACATGTGTTCATACAGACTCATCCAGCGGCTCATGCCCCACACATGCACAAAGTCATCGGGATCAATGGTCTGGGCCAGGCAGCGCACAAACACTCTGGGACGATATTCGGCTGATACTTGATCCATGATATAGGGCAGGCTCTCTATACCGGGCTGGAACATGTCCTCAAAGTAGATCACGTCATCCGAGGTGATCTCACCGCTGCGCATCCATTGCACTAGATTCATCATCTGGCTCATGGCAAAATAGCTGCGACCATGAGCGTCCAGGACCTGACCCACCGAGATAGATTGGCTATCATCTATGGTGGACCCGGGCACATAGACCACGTTGATACCCCGGCGCTCGAACACACGGCGATTCCACTCTGTGAGCTGGAGAGTGTATCGAGATTCATAGGACTCAAGTCCCATGTAGAAAAGTTTTCGCATGTATCAGCCTCGTGCCTGGCGGATCAGTTGATCCCACATGTTCTTGGCCGGTTTGCCTTGCAAGAACTTGTTGTATTGTTGATAGGCGTAACTTTTCCAGTTACCTAGATCGGCTTCGTCGTAACGATAACCGTAGTCTCGACAGAAGTTGAGATATTGTGCCAGATCATCCAGCACGGCTGTGACGCGGGGGTTGGGTTGATAGTTGAATTTGCCCATGTTGATTCCTCAGTTGATTATGGTCCAGGGGTTAGATTGAAACACCGGCTGTTCGTACTTGATCAAGCATCCGTTTTCGCCGTCTTCGGATACTTCTATCCACACTGTGCGACCTGGATAGCGGCCTTGTATTTGAAGATATAGGTCATCTGCGATCATCTCGCAGCTTCGCGAATCGAGATTCAGTATGGGATCTGCACCATGATACAGCGAAAAGAGCCATCTTTTGAACTGGATGAACTCGATGTCCCGGTCATTGTGGAACACATCGATCCACACGCGGAAATGAAACATGTGACGATGAGGATGGGCAAGAAACGATACGTCATATTGATCACCCGTGGCCAAGTTGGGATCTGTGGCCGCTGCCGGGTATTTATGGATGCCTTCCATTTGAAAGGTCACCCAGATCTGTCGCTGGGCTTGACTCATAATCTTCACAGCTTGCTCAGCCAAAGCTTGTTGTCTAGGATCCATTACCATTTGCCCCATCGTAAACAAAATAAAGTAGCATCATGCTCGTCGTTGAATCTTATTCCTACGCGCCCATCAGAGCTGTAACCAATGCTCCAGCGTTGCGGATCAGGTAGAGGAGAGTTAGGCATATTAGACTCTAACCACATCCCAATATCCATGATTTCACTTAATTGACCATGGAAATTATATTCAATATCAATCACTGTCTGAGTCTAAACATCGTGAACAGGTGCGAATATTTGTGATTGAGTGGATCATACACACCCCAGGCCGTATAGCCAAACCTGGTGTCTTGATCGATCTCATCTGTGCCTTTGATCGCAGTATCACCTGAGATTGATGTGAGTTCGATCCCATCGGGCAATTGTGCCAGTTCAGTGGGCGTAAACAACCACAGCCCATCATCATTCCACAATGTCATCGCAGTACCTCATCTTTGGTGTATGCGCTCCAGTGGGTGAAACCATTGGTGCTTTGTAAATCGTGTAGCCTATGACACCATACTCCGGGATTGGTGTCGGCAAAGTCTCGATCATCGATCTTCAATACGGTGTTGTAGTTCAAGGAACGTATGTGCGGTATCTTAGCACTGATTATGGGTATGAATGTATTGTATCTGACCAGAGCAGATTTCGCGACCAGTTCGGCATACTGTATATCAAAATCCAAGGTACACCAATAACCAGCGTTGAGAAAGGTCTCGATCAGCCGACACCAATCCTGGCAATCTTGATCAGTGCTGGGCTCGTAGCTATGGTTGGCACCAAAGTAGATGTGTTGTGTTTTTTCGTTACCCAGGGCGAGATAGGGATCATTCAGCAGGGCCTGTATCCGATCTACGGGTTGCAGACCTATCACGAACAGAGTCTTTTGTCCCCGGACCGGCGTATGTTCTACTTCGCGCCCCAGGAAGAAACTTTTTGAGTCGTATCCGGGTCGGTTCATTGCGATTCCTCCAATTTATCTAATCGTGCTTGATCCAGTTCGGGTTCTACTGTTTCCTCGGGCTCATCTACATCAAACAACAGAGAAAATTGTGGCCTGGCGCTCACCGCTCGTTTTCCAGTATAGCCCCGGGTACCAACCACATCCATCCAGACGTTGCTGTAGTGATCTATAAGCCAAAGACTGCGCTCACGATCCCGGGCCCGGAACACTTCATCCACGAGGTTCTGGATATCATAATCGGGATCCAGTGCATGCACCAACATCTCCGGGGCCGCCTTACCAGAATCAAACACGCGATTGGCTCGCTGCACGGCTTCGATGTGCATCCAGGCGCTGTGACCCATGAGCAAAGCATAGCTGAAACTGTCCCAGCTGGTGCGACCTTCTTTGCCGATCTTGTTGAGATCGCCTGGTTTGTAGTAGCAGATATCCGATATCTTGAGACGGCTGGTTATGGGCGAATCTTCGAACTGCGGATGGATACCATCTTGGCGCACAGCATCGCCGAAACTGCGCGAATCCCCGGCATACTTCTTGTTGTCGGCCGTGGGGCTCATGCGATAACTCCACTTGCCCCGGTCTTCGGTTACGATGCTGTGATACAATTGTCCATTGGCCACGGCCAAGAACGGGCTGGCACAGTCAAAGCTGATGGTAAAATGGGGATTGTGATATCGACGCACCGCACGTTGCATCATGGTCAACAACACAGCCCATTCCAGTTTAGACGTGCCCAAAAAGTGCATCCAATCATGCACACCCGGCTCCAGCAGCCCGTCGTGTATGAGAGTGACCAGGCGCTTCAAGACCAAGTGTACATCGCACATGTTCTGACCACCCATGCCCCAACCATTGAAATGCCGGTCATATCGGCTGGGATCACAGTAGCCCTTCATGAGATCATACCAGTGATCAGCTTCGTTGTGATTGCTGCCCTGTAGCACATTGAGTATGCGGGTGTCGCCGTATCGGTTAGCGATCCAATATTCGTTGTTGTATTGTGTGGCCTTTACGGCATCGTCGTAGCTGTGGATACCACACTTTTCAGCGGCTTCGGGATTGAGATAGGTCCACGTGGGTATGTCCATGGTCATGCCATAATCCGCGATGCCCATCTGCCACTTCAGGACCTTTTCCCGTTGCTTCTCGGCGTTGACATCACTGGTATCAGCCCAGCGTCCCGGCCATACTCCCTTGGCGATCTGGAACCCGCCGGAGTCTGCAAATATCATGGCGCTGGGATCGCGGTTGCGGATCATGTCTTCGCGGGGGTCAACCTTGGCAAGATCCAAGTTAGCATGTCCAGCCGAGTACAGGCTCCAGCGATAGGGGAACAAGGCGCGTTGTGGATTGAGCCAATTCATTTGCTCCATGTCGGGAATACCTGCGGGCATGCGCGAAGCCTCCACATAGGGTTGGCTGCGTTGTTTACCGATATAAGTGGCATAGAATCCGCTTATCGCCCTGCTGGGCTGTGAGATCGTGTTGTTCTTGAATCATTTACCGGATCCATCGATCTGGCCCAGCACTTGTTTCATGAGATATTCGTCGTATCCGCTGGGGTGATTGGTCCATCGATCCTTGGCGGTTGCATTGGTCCAATAATCCTGGGGCAGACGGCCAGCATCCGATACGCTGGTGTGGTATCGCTGCGAATAGTTCTCCAGGACATTCACGCGATTTTGGAGATCCCGTACCGAGTCAAACAATCGACGCAGTGGTCCGGCCATGCGAAAATCAGAGTCGCGCCTGGGTTCGATAAGCGCCACGGTGACCATGAGTCGGCGCAGACATTCTTGTATGCGTGGATCCGTGCTCATGAAGGCCTGATCCAACACTGATATCACCTGTTCCAGGCTGATTTCATCTGCGGACTTTTCCGGGTAGGCTGCTTGTTGTGATTGCATTTTATCTCACTTTGTTTGTGATTGTGCTGCTGTGATCCTGCGGGCGATACGATCTGCATCTTCATCGCTGAGATATTCTATGGGACGAACATTCCAAGACGAAAAGTCCCAGCCCCACGATTTCCAATACTTGGCCACTAGATTGTTACCAATTATGATGCCAGACAGTATCACCAAACATCCCGATACCATCAGTATCGCGCCAGCCAAAAAAGCCGAAGCTTGCTCGAGTTCCATGTCTGATCCTTATTTGCTTTGAGCCGGAAGGATATAGTTATACACAGCCAAGCCCGAATCCACTGTGATTTGTGCAACACCATCATCGCTGATGCGGAAAGTCTTGTCACCCACAAGATCCAGTATTGATATCACGGCCTTGACTGGATAACTCCAATGTCTCCTGAGAGTACCTTTGATTCCTGGGTGAAACACAAAATTACCAGCATGACTGCTGTGATCACCAAAATAACATTTCAGATCGCCTTGCTCGGTGCGTATCTGGAAATTGGTCTGTTCAGCATTGGCCTGGCTCTGCCACTTCATTCGCTGTATGGCAGCCACAGTGGGCACGAATTCCACATTCCAGTTGGCTCCCTTGAACTTGGCGGTTTTTTGCACAGCATCTACCAGCTTGGCCGACATGAATCGATAGCTGTTGTGGAAGTCTCCGGCAGCATTGCCAAAATCAATGCCGTCGGGTGTGCCATCTTCTTTGTGAGTGATGGTAATTTTGGAATTTTCGCGATATTCCTCTAGCCCCAGTAGGATCTTGAGTTTACTGAGATTGGGCATACCAAATCGTCCCTGGAATTCGGCCACCGGTCCGGCAAATTCGGCCTGTAGAATCACGCTCTGGTCACTGGCATAGGCCGATATCTCAGTGGTTTGGCTATCGCCATTGATTTTCACCAGATCAATGATGTTGGTACCTAGATCAAACGTATGTCCTACCAAATCTAACAAATGGTCACGCATGTATGTCTCCTTGTGATATGATTATACAACAATTATTTAGGTTGTGCTATTACTTTGGCCAAAGTTTGCGACCCACGCAGGCTGATTTTGTTGCCGGGTTTGGCCAATTGCATCCAGGCGATTTCTGAATCATGACTCTGGTCCAGGATTTCAAAACCCAGGCGCTGACTCATGATCATGATTTCGCTACAGGGGCTATAGGTCATGAAGCCACGCTCACATACCGATATGCCCGAAGGCCGATCACAGTCGTTGTAGGTGAATATCAACTGCCCACCTGGTTGCAACAGTTGCAGGATATTGCGAAACCATGCTTCAATTATGACCATGGGCCGATATTCAAAAAAGTTATAGGCAAATATCAATCCAAACTGTGTCTGGGGTAACTGTGCTAGAAAGTTCTCTTGATGCTGTTCCTGTACCTGATAGCTGCACAGACGACTTCGGTACACCGGATTGAACCGATCCAGGGCCGGTTGCAACAGTTCGGTATTGACATCCACCAGATATAGCGGATCAAAACTCACCATATCATTGATAAAATCTTCATGTGCAGGACGTATGATCATGCCGGGCCAGCGCCAGTCCTGATGTTTCAGTATCAGAGATCTCAGCTGATCGCGTTGATCTTGTTTGAGATCAAGGGTTCGACCCAGCACCTGAGCCGATTGTTCGAACTCCCGATCTTTCTGGAGCCATTGATCTTCGCACTGTTTGAGATATTGATGTGACTGTTGCTGTATGAGATTGTGTATTTCCTGTCGGAGATCCACTAGATCCTGATTCAAGGTACTGTAGAGATCCGAGAAGGCCTGGCGTCGAGAATCCATGCGATCCAACCAAGATTCCAGTTTGATATTGGGATGAAAACACGTGGCCAGATAGAGATCCTGCATGCGGAGACGATGGTGCGCCTGCATGTCTTCTAGAGATTGGGCTTCGATGCCCCGGAGATAGTTGATGAGTTCGCTGATTTTCATTCGAATGTAAAGAGATTTTGAAAATTGTTTTGGGTTCCAGTACTGGCATTGATATCCCAGTCCAGAACACCCAAGAGGTTGTCAATCTTGCCATCGATCACAGTGGCCTCCATGGCCGCGTCATCAAAAGGCAGTTCGCGAAACCACTCAGGCAGATGCAGCTCGTCTGTGGGATAGGCTATGCTGGTCCAGTCCAAGGGATTGGGTCGTAGTTTGCATACCACCACCTTCATGCCATCCATGATCTGCATGCTGTAGTTGTCGCCGTTGATTTTGCGCAGCGTATTCCAGTTTATGGCCGCTCGCACATGACCGGGCATGTTGGTTTTACCTTCGCGCTGTTCGCGTAGACCGTACATGGTGAGATTATTGGCTCGCTTGGGTGAGCCCTTTTCCCAACCTGGCCGCTGAGAAAATTCAAACTTGAATTCACGTATCTTGCCCACTACCTGTTCGCGATCGGCTCCATTGAGTACATCTTCCAAGATCTCGCTCAGGAATTCCTGGATCACCCGGGGAGTATCAGATCGTTTGAGATCCAGCCCCATGGCCTTGATCTTGCCGGCCTTGCCATCAACATCATAACGCCGATTTTCTTTGTCAAAGTATTGTAGAGCATAGCGTTTCTTGGTGATAAACAAGCCCTTGGAGGCCACAATCTCTCGACCACCTCGGATCACACTGCCCATGTCTCGGGGGCAATGGAACGCCTGCTCCATGAAGCCGGGAAAACTGGCATTGACCTGATCTGCGATGCTGTTGTAGAGAGCCACACAGGTTTCTTTGTTCCACTCCATGCGACCTTGGGCGACCTCTTGCTGGATCGCGGGCCAAGCTGAGAAATAGCAGCTATCTGTGTTGTGAACAAGTATATTGTTTGCGAAGAAAAAAGGATCTTGATTATCTATACTAATATCATAGACATAATCATCGACTTCGCCGAGGCAAGTGATTGATTTTATTTTTGTGCGTTCAATATCCATTCACAAGTTTCCTTTAAAATATGTTGCGGATTATTTTTATAATCAGATTCCCAAACTACAAGTGTTTGGTAACCTAGATCCTTTACAGTCTGTAACTTGAGATGATCTCTGAGTCTGATGTCAACTGCTCGCTTCCCCCTTATAACAGCATCATCTTTATAGATGCTGGGATTGGCATGCCAGTAATCACCATTGAATTCAATTATACAGTTGTGGTGTTTGATGTCATATACCACATATGAATTAAGATAATTAGACCACTTACCGAATGGTTGACGTTGGGAAGTGTGTTGGAGTGTCCCAATATTTGATTCAAGGGCATTTACAAATTCGTTTTCTATGTTGCTGGTAAAAAATAACTTTTGTCTCGACAATAATAATATTACTGCATCATCCAATGTGATACCAAGTTTTTCGGACAAGATTCTTGGGTCAGCAGATGCCTTGCGTTTGTTGACCTCGATATACTTTCGGTAACCCAATTCTAAACCATATTTTTCAACAAAATAATCTTTGGTGTTGGTATATGCTTGTCGCTCACAATAAGATAACCAGTTAGATATCCCTTGTTCCTCCCCGTGCCTGGCGATCATATTATCTAATGTTTGGGATCTTGATGCGTTGTATTCATTAAATTTTTGACGATCCCACCCATATTTCTGTTGTTTGTATTCAAAAGAGTTACTGATGGCTTGTTTTTGACGATATTGGTCCCATCTAATCTGTCCATCTTGCTCACCATATTTTTTGATCATATTTTCTTTTGTGATGGCAGTAGACTTTGCAAGATCATCATCGACCAACTTGCTATTTGGATACATTTGTAGATATTCGATACCGTTTTTGAACTTCCCGGTGCATTTATATTTGAAGTGCGTCCACTGTAACCTTTTGGCTTCAAAACCACATTCTAGACATTTTACCATACGGGGATACTCCTATCAGTATAGTACTTATGTCTTCAGGCAAATGATCAAGTCAGTATCTCTTATATCCGTGGGCTTTACTTCAATGAGGAAACCATCTCGATCAACCATGACACTATGGTCTTCGGTTACTTTTACCGTGTTACCATCTTCGAGCTCAATTTGATATATCTTCTTTTTAGTATGATGTCTCATGACATATGATACTGAGCTCATGACTGGGTTATCTTCAAACGAATTGAATCCTATCACCTTGTTTTGATATTGTCCACCATATTCTTTACCCTCGATGACGCAATGATTTTGGCATTGGTTGAAGATTTCCTCGATCGTATATTCTCCATCGGATGTTTTGATTTTGGTGTCGCCTGTCACACTGTCACCATATATGATGGCATCACCCACGTGATCATAGCGTCCCGTGATACACTCGTTTACATAGGCATCCATGTGCTGTGCGATAGCGCGACCTGTGAGTGTGGTGCTCTGACCAATGCGCTTGTCAAAAAATCTACAGCCGGGATTGAGAATCGCACCATAGAGACTGTTGAGATTGATCTTCTTGACCAACTGGCGCTTGTCCCAGTATTCTTCATCCTCGTCTGTGGTGGCGTTTTTGAGTTTGGCCTGCATCTCTTTGCGCTCGGCATACCAGCGTTTGAGCAGACCGGGAACCACGCCTTCGCGTTCGTAGGTAAAGATAGTGCCGTTGGCGCTGAGCATCCAGGGACGATTTGAATCAAAGATCATGTGCCATATTTCCGCACCGGTCATCACTGTATTTTCACCTGTCTCCCAATCCACGGTGATCTCGGTACCACGCTGCTGTTCCATCACGGCGGTGTATTCCAGCGTGGCAAACAGGCCTTCCCAGGCCCCGGCAAAACTCATCTTTTGCTTGGTCATGCGCTCCTGGATCAGGTGATCGGTCATGATGGGCCGTAATTGACCCACGATAGTTTCCGGACCCATGTTCAAGGCCCGGATCGCGGAAGGATATAGGCTGTTGATGTCGATGCTGCCGATCCAGTCATGCATGCCCTTTTTGGGATAGGCCACATAGGCGCCCGCGGCCTGGGTATCTTCATCTGTGAGCTTGTGCCGGCGTACTGGAACCACCATACCACGTTCGTGAGCTTCATTGATGATGGCCTGTTCGGTCACGGCCACTGCGCCCATGGTAGTGGGCAGTAATACTGTGTTTTCATGCGCCAGCGTATTGGCCAGATCCAGGAAGCGTAATTTACGATCGATCTGTGATAGACCGCGAGTGTCTTGTCGATTGTACTCTATGAACTTGCGGAAGTCTCGATTGTACAGCTGATCCAGGGTACCTTCGTATTTGGTCTTGCCCTCTAGACCCTCGTATTCCAGGATAGCATCCAGGCTGTAGCTATGGCGCTCTTCATAGGTGTATTTCCGGTAGAGCTGCATGTAGTCTAGATGTACCCGTCCCACGAGATCAAATGTGATGCTTTCGGCACCATAACGTTCAAAGGTACGCTGTCGAGGCAGCTGATCCCAGAGACAGAATCTACGAGTATCATCACGACTGAGCACTCGCGTGATGCGCTGCACGGTATAGGGGATATCATAGCCTTCGCTGTTCCAGCCCGACAACACATCGGCATCTTGGATTATGTTTAGGAACATATCCAAAAGCTCGCTTTCTTTCTCAAACACAAAACAGTTGGGGAATTCAGCTGCGATCTCCTGCGCAGTCTCCCGGCTCATGTGTCGCGGTGGCGTCACCAACGTGACCAGCTGATCCAGCCAATCCAGGTAGATCGAAATGGCTGTAACAGCATTGAATGGGTCGTCGGGTCTGCTGAATCCGCGTTCGGGATCAAAGTCTACTTCGATGTCAAAAAACGCGGTATGTAATCGAGGTGCATCCTGACCCTTGTAGTTCTCTTCCAGACAACGAAATACCGGGTTGATGTCAGCCTCATAGAGATTCTTACCCGACTGTATGCGTTGTTCCTTGCGAAACTCCTTGCTGTTACGAGTGCTGAATCTTGAAACTGGATTTCCGTGGATACTGCGGAACTTGCCCCGCGGGTCATCATAATACATCACGTAATTGGCAGCATATTCTTGGTAATAGCGTTCACCATCACGCCTGCCAACCACGTGGATACGATCGTGATCACGATCAAATAACGCATCGATATAACTCATGCTCTCCTTTGTGGATTATAGCCCACTGACTTTGCTCATGCTGGTTACGCCAGCGACTCGTCCCGAGATGCAGGAATAGATTATATGGTTTTACCCACAGTGGTCAGGATGGTTTCTAACAGTTCGTGATCCTGCTGCTCGCGACCAAATTCGGCCTTGTGTGCCAGCTTGATGGCTTTCTTGAGAATGCCGGGCTTGATTTCCATTTCTTCGGCCACGGCCTTGATGGTGTCAGACAGGCCACCATTCAGTGTTTCCACTTCATGCAGGACCTGCATACCTTCATTGATGACCTGGGTGAGTTTGGCTTTTTGTTCAGCTGTAAATATACGATCGCTCATGTGTGTCTCCTTGTGCCAGTAATTATAGCACATATACGAGTGATGTCAAGTTTTATCTCTAGCGGCATCGCCCAATCAGCATGAATCTGGTATAGGCAGTTTCGGGGTCGCGGAATCGTCGATGCCCACGATAGAGCACATCAAGCGGAAACTCTCGCAGCATATGATCGGTATCACGATATTCTTGACCGGGGTCATGATCTCGAGCCTGGAGTACCACAAGAGTGCCGGAAGGTATGCGTTGGAACCAGCCGCGATCCTTCATGTTGCCCAGACTGGTATTGATCACAGCACCCCGGGAATCCAGATGCCTGTATCCCAAGCGGTTGGCATCGGCACACACATGATGGACTCGATCGTGAGGAATCAGATCAGTCAGGGCCCGGCTTTGTTGTATCGCCTGTGGGTCGTGATCCACGTTGATCAATCTATCATATCGCACACGCGGATCTAGATGCATGAGTATGCCGAGATTGCCAAACCACGAACCCAACACATACACTGTGCCCAGCTGTGGTGTCAGGTCACTGAGCTGATCTATGATCCAGATCTTGCTGGCCACCAGATCTGGGGTAAAGCTACCGCGCACAGTAGGTGCGCTGCTCTCCGTGATCTCATGTGGGTGCATAGGGGTTGACCGGGAGGTCATAGCCATCGGATTCGGGCCAGACCGGATAACCGTCACTGATATAGCTAGTGCTCATCTAGATAATCTCGAGACAGGTTGCCACTGTCGCGATGTGCCTGGAACAGTTCCATCATGGTCTCGGCTAATTCGATACTGGGAAACCGGCAGCTCATGCGCCGATCACCTCGACGCAGCTCAAACCCCAGATCAGGTGTGCCTGCGATCTCGATCAGGGAGCCGTCACGGAGAGCACGTATCTGCACCGATTCCGGCGCCATCTCCGGTTTCTTCAATCCGGCATTATTGGGCACACGATCGCTCAGTTGATCGCCCTGCCGGCCACGTTCGCGTTTGCCATCATCGGCCACACGATCCTGTAGTTGATCCAGATAGGTATTGAGATCCCGGCGCATACGGCTCAGCATATCTTCCTCGATCTCGGCCATGGTCTCGGCCAACTGATTATTGGGTTTCTGGCTTTCGTTACTGCCCACGGCCTTGCCCTTCATGGGATGCTGAGGATCTGTGTCTGAGCCTAGAACTTTTATCTTGCGCGGTAGAAATTCTGCGCCGAGCTGATCAGCGCCACGCTGTTGAGCATTCAGTCCTGACTTGACGGCCACCGGGGTGATGGCCGCTTCATCAATTTGGGTCATGTATTCCAGTATCGATCTGATATCCGAGCTCATGCGCGTTGCTCTTTCAAGAAACTGCGTATCATCCAGGCATGTTTGCCATGGGCATCTATGCGCTCGGCTATGAAGTTTGCTATGCCCTGCTGGTTTTCGGACTCAGCAGATCCAAAACAATGATTCAGCAGCTCGATCATGCGGGCGTTGTCGGAACCCAGTTCTTCCAGCATGAGTCTGGCGCGGGGTACCCGGGTCTGGCCCTGGATCTGGCTCAGCTCGGCAAAACGCTCAAAACTGCCCGGAGTATAGTCATCTAGAGTACGGATGTATTCCGCGGTCTTGTCGATGCTGTTGTCATAGACTTCGTTGTAGATGTCGCCGAAGAATCCGTGCAGCTGGGCAAAGTCCGGGCCTTCCACGTTCCAGTGGAAGAATTGGGCCTTGACCACGAAAGCATATTCGGTGGCCAGCAGTGTTTTAAGGTCGTCTTTGAGCATATTTGGTTCCTATACCGGGTGCGCTGTTCTGATATTTAGCTTGCCGCGGCCGGGGCTGGCGTTGTTGTAATTCACCCAGTGGCTGGGAGATCGGGGCTATACCACCTGCACATGTACCACCCACCGATGCTGTTTCCATGATTTCACGTATTTTCATAAGGTACCTCACCGATATCGTTTGAAGTATTCGCGATTGCGTTCTATTTCGCTCTTGATAGATCCATATCGAGTATAACTGCGCCAAGGCGCCGGCCATTGCTGTTGATCGGCCCACTGAGCTAATTCATCTAGAGCCCGCAATTGTGTTTCGATAATATCCAATATCTTGTCGCGATTGTGTTGCACAAAGTCACGGGCCTGTTGGACCATTCGCTTGGGGCTGTCAGCAGTGTCAGCATCACTATCCCAACTCAATATATTCACTATGGATGTATTGGGTAGATATTGGCTGCGCAGTGCGGCCAAATCCAACAATGCCTGGGAACCTATCAATCTATTAGGCAAATGTTCGATCTCGGCCAGTTTGCTGTTGACGACTTTCTCCTGCATCTCTTGTTGCACAAACGCTCGCGTCGCTGCCTCACCGGCGCGAGCTAATCGATCTCGAAAAGATTGCAACCGCTGTTGGCGGAACTGTTCGCTGCGATCGATGACCCCTTCAATGATGTCAATTACTCGCACTGAGTATCTCCACCAGGCCCTGTTCATCCACGCGGGCCGGCCCCTCGGTCACACAGAAGTTCTCTACTCGTACTGTACCACTGTCACCAGGCACGGATTCGATCCGTACCTGGTATCGTCCGGGTTGGGCACGTATGGCTATGACCTCTTGTAGATAGTAGTCATCACCCCAACGCCAGGTACGCTCCTGGAACAGTTCATCTTCGACCCATACACGATAACGACTGGCATCGGTACCGCGCACATCACATTCTACGATTATGTCTTGGCAGTTCATGTTATGACGAAATCTCATGTACGTTGGTGACCACGCTGTCCGCACCAAACTGTGCCTGCAACAGGGCCCGGGCCATGGCCACGTTCTTGGCAAACACAGCCACATCCACTGAGTTGTTGTAGAGCGGATTCTTCACGCGCACTCGGGCCGCATAGACTCTGAATCCCTCGGCGAATTCAATCAGTCTCATGACTATTTGTTTGGCACACAGTTGGGTACTGTACGGCCAGCTTTCTTTTTGGTACCCACGGGATGATATCCGGTCCAGCAGGGATTGTCCTGGGGGTCGCGCAGGTCTTCGATTATGCCCGGTGTCACGGCACGTATTTCAAATTTGGTATCGGGTCTGCGCTGCAACACTGCCTGGGCCTGACGTTGGGCTTCGCTGTGACTGGCAAAGTGCGCAGCCGGCCGGCCATTGAGATACAGCACATATCGCTGGGCTTGATCGGCTTCAGTGACCTCGGGGTCATCGTTGTAGCCTTTGATTCTGGCCGGCCGCAGGTCCAGATCCGTGAATCCCCCGCGATTGTAAGTCGCAGTCAGGGCCTGGGCCAGTTGTTCGCTGGGCGTGGTGCTGGCTGTGTATTCTTTGCCGTTGGGCAATACACCTATGATACTGTACCAATTGCCTTGTTTGGTGACGCCGCGACTCATTACCTTGCCACGGCGTGCCACAAAGTGATCAAATGGCGTGGGATCTCGGGCTAGATTGGGCGGCATGGCTCTTCCCACGGCACGATCAAATACTGGGATGTCTAGTCCTTCAACTTTGTGATATCGATCACGGCCACGCTGTGCTTGTTTGGTGGCGAACTTGGTGTGAATCACATCACCTTCCGCCATTCCTTGCTTTTTAACTTTTGGCTTTGGAATAGGTAATACTCCAGCATCGCGAAATACTTGGCGTGCCTGGATTTGTTTTTCTCGTGTTGTGCCACCAATATAAATTTCATCCGACCCCATGCCTCGATCTTGATAGTAGACTATAGCAATACCGGTGCTAGGATTTTCCATGGTGCTCCAATTATATCCAATGCTATAAGTGAGTTGTTTGCTACCGCTCATCATTGCGTTTTGCTTGAGTTGCAGGTAATCCACCGCGCCATCTACTCCATGTATATGCGCTTCACTTTTGCGCATTTGTTTTTGGTCAATTGCGGTGGGATCAAATGCTTTTCCCTTCCAAAGCTTAGGATGATCCCAGGCCCTAAATCCCAGTTCGGCTCTACGTACCAAATACTGTTTAACCACCGGGTAGTGGGATTTTAAATACCCCAAAGCTTCGTCAAATGTATGATCGGTTACATTAGATTGTGCTGTGCCAGACGCCTTCCCTTGCCAATCCAGTGGGGCTTCGTCTATTTGATTGCCACGTTGTAGTTCCACCCAGCCGCCTTGCCCCACATCAAACGCGCCTACTAGATAACCATTCTGTAGGATAGCAGCAAACATGCCTTTGGAATGCTGTTCGATACGCACACGTCCGGCACCCCAAGCATCGATTGTGGCCTGCTGCCATTTGTCGAGATCTTTAAAATGCCGCCTTGGTCCCAGACCTTGGCCTTCCGCCACAGACTCACCAAAGCGGCTGTGATATTCATGTTCAGGCTGACCCTCACCTTTTTTGTATGGGCGCAAAAACGTTTCCCAATAGTCAGGATAGCTATTTTCAAGTTCATCCCAAACCCAACGATCAGCATAATCTTTGATGCCCTGTGCCCAACTCTTTACGCGAATAGGACTGCCATCAGATGCCTGCATAGCGTTTGGCTTTTTGATGTTTAGCAGATATGAATAAGAGCCACCATTGAACCATGCGATACCATTGAATTTTGTCTTTATGGTATGTGCCAATTCTTGATTGACGTAATCAATAGTTTCTTGATCCTTGTTTTCTTTGGAGCCTTCCTGTACTGACTCGTTCTTTTTGCGTCCGGCACAGTGAGCTCGTTGGCTGAAACCCCGGGGGTTATTGCAGTTTATGCTGCGCCGGTATTTCTCGCTCCACTTTTCTGCCAGTTGGTCAGACCCTTCCAGATTCAACTTGGTCAAGCCTTGGTGTGCCCGGTCAGCGATGAAACTACCACGCTCAAAATCGTCGGACCCCTTTTGGCCACGTTGATAATGATACATGGCACCATGCCGGGCGTTCAGGGCATGAGCTGTTATGGTATATGTACGACCGGTTTTCTTGCTCAAGACTTGATCGCCGGGTTTCCACAACCATGTCATGGGATCTCGAGCCCGAGCGATAGCCACCTCTGCTTGATCCTGAGCCGCACGATCCCGGACCCGCTGACCCAGGTTCCGATGGAACTGCCCCAGATCACCCTCCTTTACCGGCTTGACTTTGGCCGTGCCTACCATTTGATCTTTTGGTTCGATCACTGGTTTATTTCGTTCTTGCTGTCGGCGTCGTTGGGCCGCCAGATACTTTATGCTGCCTTTGGGATGTTTTTTTGCACCATACGAAAATGGACCTGCTTCGACCATGCCTTCGGCCACACGCCAGGGATTGTTGTCACGGGTCACAGTGCCGGGCATCATATTATCATCGGCCACTTGATCCCAGGTAGTTTCCAACCAATGGTCATAGCCTTTTTTATCCACATGCATCTTGATGGCACGATCCAATATGGGATATACCTCATATTTTCCGTATTGTTTTTCTTTGGGGATACCTACATCTTTAAGATGCCGGCTTATGTAAGGATACATCCAATCCATGGGATCGCCGTCGGGGAATGTGCTGCCCAGCACGGCTTCGGCCTTGCGGGCTATGGCAGCATAGTCTATCTTGCCCTTTTTGACCCGTTCGGCTCGTGGCTTAGGTGGTACGTTTTTGATTTTCAATTTTGGATGTAGCTGTCGCAACATCTGCTGCTCGTCCGGGGACTTCCGGCTCCATACAGCATAATCGATGCTGTGTGCCACAGGTTTGCCTTCGGACACGGCACGGGAATCACGGGCCCAGACTTGGTCAAGTTTGCGTTTGACTGTGCCCAATTCCGCCTGTAACTGTTGCGCCCGGGCAATATCGCCCTTTTGTTTGTAGTGGTCTATGAGACGTTCCAGGCTGGCGATTCGGCCCTTGATCATGCTTTCCCGGCCCAGAGGACTCCAGTCCGCCACGGCCTCATCTAGATCGTCTTCGCGTACATCATACTGTTTGCCCTGATGACGTCCAGTGATGCCTTCATCATCATAGCCGCGATTGTAATCGTCTATTTCCCGGGGATCAGTAAGAGCCACTTCGTGTCCATCCACTATCTTGTGCGGGCGACGTGCACGGTGATACCAAGCATCGGCACCACCGCGATCATAAGCACTCCCTGGAGCCCGGTTGTTTTCAAACAGTTGATCTAGTATCATTTCGGTGTCTTTCTGTATCTTTACTTATCCCGTGGGGTCTTTATTTGATCGCTGAGCTGGGCCAAACCAATTTTGTGTCAGATAGTCGCGCACCAAGGGCAGGGCCATGACTTCGAGATAGCGCTCGTATTCGGGATGTGTGGGTATATGTACCGCGTGATCGAGATATTCAGACTCGCTCCAGGTGCCCCAGTTCAGCACCGGTGATATGTGTATTTTGGGCAGTTTTTGGGCATATCGATCTTGTGCTCGACGTATCAGATCCGGGATCGATTGGTAATTGTTTTTTTGCACCACCACGTTCCAGACCCATGTATTGGGTTGATCCACTTGGGTGGCATAATAGTAATCGATATTGCGCCACAGCAGATCCCAGTCACCACCCAACCGAACTCGATCATAACTGTCACGGCAGCCGGCATCCACGCTGATCGCGATGTCACTCACATGCCGGAACAAATTGGCATGTTTTCGTTGTATCTTTTCGGTCATCATGACACCATTGGTCTTGAGCGAGAATCTCAGATTGGGCCAGAGATCGGGGTTGACAAACACCGGCTCGGTGGCAAATATTTCTCTATATATTTGTGAACTGAATATTTCACCTGATCCATCCATACTCAAGATTTTTGGTTCCTGATGTGGCTGGGCGAACACATCATTCAGTACTCGACGTATGATCTTTTTGCCTTGTATCTGCTGGGCCTCACTCAATTGAGTCTGGGACTCGCGTCTACAGCTGGGGCAGGCCAGATTACAACTGCGATCAATCACCAGCGCGATCTTATGGGGTGTGTCAGAACTCAATTTCTGATGGAGTCTTGCCAGGGATCTATCACTGCGTGGGATAAGACTTTTTTGACGTATGTTTGGGCATGCAAATTGATTGCAATATTTGAAAGAGCCATCCAGGATGGTCTCACGTATGAGATTGGCCTTGGCATCCTGCCAGATCTCCTGTACTGTATGCTCCAACACATTGCCGATAATGGCCGGATTATACAACGGACAACATACGTGCACCTGACCGCTATACGTCACTTCGATATAGTCAAAGGGCAATCGGCACAGCCAATCACCACCATGAAAATCAACATCGGCGTAGTTTTTATGATAGCCTAGAGTGCCAAAATCGGCATCGTGTATGATGATTTTTTCCATATACGGGCTATACAAATATCACATGACATAGATGCGACCCAGCGCATTGCTCATGACATCATTGAACATGAGTTCCATGTCATGGCTCAGGGTTTCTAACATTTGGCTGGCTTCTTGTTGTTCTGTTTTGCCTATGTGGCGTAACACCAGTGGATGTCCCCAGGCCTGCCGACTGCTGACCAATTCTGCGGGCGCGGAGTTAAAAGTGACTTCGCCGGTGTTGAGATACTGGGCGAATATTTCATATACCATCTCCCATTTACGACGTATGCGACGCTGCCGGGCACTGCGCATGGTACCTATGGCATTGAGCAGGGCATTTTCTATTTCCACGCGATCTTTTTCTCTAGTGGTATTTGTGACGCCATAGCAGTCCCGGAGAATGGTGTTTATGCCGTTCAGTCCATTCCAAAAATGTCTGTCGGCCTCGGTCCAGGCGCGATCCGATTGATAACCACGCCAACGACGCATGGCATGTCCCATGCGGTGCGCCATCATCCAAGGGGTCAAGGGCACACGTTCGGCGCCGGTGTTGTTGGTAAACACCATGGTTATATTGTCAGGTCCTTGCCCGGCCAGGATACGTTGAGCATTGTCGGCGCCCACAGCTTGTACTAGGGTATCACGATCCACTTCACCGGTCTCTAACCAGCGCCCGCCGCCGCGTACCTGCACTGGAAATATGCGTATATCATAGGGTGTGCGGCTGAAAAACTTGTGGACTTTGCCTATGGTCACGGGATTGGTCACCAGTTGTTTATCTACAGCATGACGGAACCCACCTTTACCCCGTTCAAAATCACCCAGGGGTTGATAATCGGCCAGTGGTGCTTCAGTGATCAGTTCGCGTATTTTCATCGCTGTGCCCGCATCATCAGCAGACCCGATTCATATTCGCCACCGGATTCGCCATGGTAGACTTGCCGGCTCAGGAAATTTCGTATCACGGCCTGGAGTTCACTGCGTTGGCGATTGGACTGCACATCAAAGGCTATGACCCACTCTCGACGATCGTGCTTGAGCCAGTGGCCACCCAGGGCCATCACAGCATCAATCACGCGGTCTTCGTCGTCTTTGAAATAGTAATCCGTGAGGTCGACTCGTACCCAGCCCTGGACCACCACGCCCGGAATACCTTGCTGCATGGCCACCCACATTTGCCGGGCCTGGGGTGTTTGACCGCCTTGGGGATCTTGATCGGCCACCAGGATCTTGCCGAGATTCCGGACCATGAACCCATACATAGACGAAGCCAGCCCCAGGCGTTGATATTGATCATAGACAAAAACGTTGGCCACTTGCTGGGCCTGGGGCAAGAGATCCGAGGCCTGTACATACAATGCCCCGGCCAATTCTCTGTGGTCCACATGTATGACTTCGAGAACTTGATAGTTGCCGTGGTGCCAGCCCAGACTATTTCGGCGAGAAATCTTGTAAACAAATCCCGGATGGCCCGGAAAAGGTTTGACTCCACTGGGCATGGACTTCAATCGTGGGGCCGGTGATGACTGTGACCCCCAGCTGGGTGCCCGATATATCTCGGTCATGAGTTCGCGTATTTTTATCGCTTTTTTCCTGCTTTCATGTTGGCTTTCCCGGGCATGTTTGAAGTATTGCACCTGGCGCTCGCGGCGCTGGGCTCCGGCACGGGTAGGATAGGTACCGAGATTGCGTCCGGATTTTTTGCTGACCAATCTATAACCACCCTTGACCTTGACGATGTGTTCCGGTATCTGGGATTCCAGATCCGGCTCCTGGGTCCGGATGTATTTTTTGATGGTAGTTGAGCTCTCGGGATCTTTCAATAGACCAGCCAACCCAAAATGCAAGGGCTGGGGCCATTGACCAAACTCGACCCAATCCCAACCCTGTGTCTCCCAGTTCAATCGTGGTTTGAATTCCTGGGGAACCAGGGCCAAGAAATTGTAGTAGCGGAATCCCGAACTGTGACCAAACACCATGAGTGGGATCAGACGCAGTGATCCTGTGTAGCCGGCTTCTTCGGCCACCTCACGTCGCACTGCTTCTGCGGGATCTTCGCCGGCGTCGATGGCGCCACCCCAGGTGCCCCAGGTGCCGGGCTGTTCCACGGCTCCGCTGCGATGTGCGATACAGATGCGGCCGGTGTCCTGGGCCAAGAATATGCAACCAGCACCTTGTCGACCCCAAAAGCCAGTCTGCTGCAAGGCATCCCGATGCTGGGATTCGTCGTTTTCACCAAACCATCGTGGCGGCTGTCCCTGTTGCCGGCGTTGCAGTGTTTCTTGTTCGAGATCGGCCAGACGCTGCCGGCTGATCTGCCAGGCCCGGCCATCACGGGTGCGGCGGAAACCCATGTCCAGCAGCTGGGAATCTTGATAGCTGCCCCGGAATCGCTGGGGCGGGAAGAAAACCATGTGTTCGGTCAGTTCGTTGATGAGCATTTGATATTTATCGCATAAGTATTGAGATGCGAGCACAAGAACTGATGGAACGGGCCAGCCCGGTATTGTATCATTACACCACGGCCTGGGCCGCATTGCGGATCGTACAATCCAATCAATTTGAATTGGCCATTGGTGTTGCCTCGCCCAGCGAGCGCAAATTCGCACCCCCGGGATACCCATATTTTCTAAGCCTGACCCGCACCCGCACGGGTGATTATCACCGTTGGGCCGGCAATGGCGCCGTGATGTTCAATCTCGATGGACAGTGGTTTGATGGGCGCTATCCGGTAAAGCCCGTGGATTACTGGGAAAGGGCCTGGTTGCATCCCGGCAGCGAACGCACCCGCGAAAGCGAAGACCGCGTGTTTGCCCGCGAACCCACCATACCTGCAACAGCCCTACGGCAGGTACACATATTGCTGAAGGAACAGCACGAGCATCGTAGTCCCCAGGTCCGTAAACTCATGATCGCCTGCAAACAGCGCCAACTGCCGGTGTTTCTCTATGACGATGAACGGGCCTGGCGACTCCAAGACACCCGACGCAGTATAGTGCCGAGTTCGCGCCGGGCCCAGGCTGTGATGCGAGGTGTAGAACCCGCAGGCTACAGCGGTCGGGCTCACAATTATCTCGAGGATTGGATTGAGCTACTGCATAAAAAGGCCACTAAGGAACTCAGCGCCCGGGCGGAAAAGCTACGTTACAATCTACGCTATTATGCCAGACCCAACGAAGATACCAATCTGGAACTGGAGATCAGCAATGCGCGTAAACCCGGTGCTGGTGCCAGCCGCCGGTCGGCCATAGAGATACTGACCTATATGAAAAATCACGGCATGCGGTCCACCCTGGAATTCAAAAACATGATAGCCGACAAGTGGGACAAGATCGCGGAGATCGAACGAGCCGCAAAACCACCCGTGAATGAATCTGGGGACGTGACTTTTCGTAGAGTGGACTACAGTGATCCCGAGGTCAAGAAAATGATCAAGGATCTCAATAGACGTATATTCACAGA